TAAGAAACTACCGCTGCTTTAGTTGTTTTAGCGTTAATCTCCCCTTCTTTAGTTCCACATTCAGTTCTTAATGCTGCTCTATCGTCTAATATAGATTGAGGTGTCGCAGTTCCACCTTCTGCCTCTCTTATAATATACCAATCCGTCTCGGAAAGTTTTCTATTATAGATAGCCTTTAGGTTCGCAATCTTTGCCTCTTTAAGTTCAGCTACTGTTTGTGTCCAAGTTCTATTTATTACGGGATAAGTAAAAGTACTACTATCGGAATCCCATTCTAAGTCTCCTAAGTATTGGGTCGCAGAATCGTAACTAGGAGTAACTACGTCGTAGAATCCCGCTGCCTCCCATTCGGTAGAAGATAATAAATTAAATCCTGCTATTACATTACCCCACGATTTAGGGATTGTAGTATATCTTTTTATTGCTCCGTCTATTTGTATTGCTTTCATATCTTTTTTTTATACTGAAGTTCCCGTTGCGTAAGAGGCTACTGCCCAAGTTAAAATAGCGTCTGCGTCTGTATCGTCTACGCAGAGTACTTGTAAAATATTAGTAGCTGCCGTATCTAAACTAGTACTACCTACCTTATTAATCGCTACCGTAGTAAAAGTACTTGCGGATAACGTTAGTACCGCACTCCCTAAACTACCCGAAAGAATAATGTCTATTACTTGACCGTTTTTAATATTTTGTATATCTAAGGTAGCAGTTCCTAATGCTCCTGTAAGATTAAACGCTGCGTAAGAAGAAGCATCTAAAGCTATAGTACCTGTAGTAGTAGCTATATCTTGAACGGCAGTATATCTACCTTCTAATTTAGCGTGAGTTACCCCGTCGTCTTTTAGTCTTACCGTATCTGTATTAATCTCTATAGTAGAGTCATCTACGTTTACGTTTAAGGTAGCGTCTCCGTCGGTAGCTCCACCCGTTAGACCGTCTCCAGCTACTACCGAAGTAATATCTCCGTCGAATGGTGCTATCCAAGTAAATCCGCTAGAAGCACTATCGTAACTTAAAACGTAATTATCTACCGCGGAGTTAGTCGCGTCTAAGTGAGCTTCCGTAATAGCGTCGTCTGCTATCCTAGCCGTAGTTACGAAATCGTCTGCGTAGATCTCATCGAAATTATCGTTAGTTTTATCGAAAGCAACCCGAAGAGCATCTCCTGTCCCGTCGTTTGCGGAAGTCCCGATTCCTATAGTCTGTTTAGCCATTTTTTATTATTTAAAATTGTGTTTGATCTGCCGTATAATTAGTTCTATCTGCCGTTACCGCCGTACTCGATACATCGAAAGTACTTCCGTCGTAATTAAAAGGGTATATATAACCCCAATAATTAGCTTCGTTTACGTTACCCGCATGCGATACTTCGTAGGTCTGACCCCATCCTATAGTATTTCTACCGTACCAATCTGTTATAGGTCTACCTGCCATATTATATTAATAATTTTTTTACGAATTTGTTATCTAGGTTTTTAATATAGTTTTCTAATTTAACTATATTTTTTTCCTTTGGTTTATATTTTACTTTTCTATCTCTTAAATAACCCATCCACCGAACAAATCTTTATCGGGATATACATCCTCGTTATTATTACTATAGTACTCTGGGAACTTAGAAGGAGCGTTAAACGTTAGATATTCTATTAATCTATTCGTATAGTACTGCGCCGTATTTCTTTCTTTTTCTATTAAGTAATCTATCTCCTCTTTACTTACGCTATCTGCGTTTTCGCTCGTATGCTTAAATACCCCTTTATTAGCGATAGTATAATTACTAAAAGGTAAATATTCTACCATAGTCCAATGTAACAACGCTGGTTTTATTTCGTTATTTACTAGACTTAGATAATCTCCCGATAAACTAGTAGCTACTATATCCGCTTTTATTTTATTTATTAAGTCGCTTCCTAGATAGTTTTCTATATGCTTATCCTGCGCGATTTTAACGTATTGTATAAAATGATCCGTATCTATATTACCGTTCATAGAGGTAAACTTTACTACGTCTTTTCTCGATATTAATAATGCCTCTGCCATAATTATCTAGGGTTTTTATATCCTTTATTCGGTGTATCTATAGGTCTCGTAGAAACTAGGTTAGGTTCTTCCGCAGAGGTAGGATCTGTTATCCCTTCTTTTTCTCTTTTGCTTTTATAAGCTCTTTCTGCCTTAGGACTATTAGGATCTGGTTTTACTCCGTCCTTAAATATATAAGTCTTTCTTAAGAAGTAATGCTTACAGTTAGCCCCGCCTTTATGTAAAAATATATTATAGCTAGATTCTCCTTTAGCAGCTAGTTCGCTATTCGCGGTACTATTTTTATCTAAGTCCTCTTTTCTATAGACTCTTTTAGCTCTTACCATTTTACGGCAGAACTCTCTAGAGTTACCGCTAACGATTAAAGGAGCGTACTGATATCTTACTAAGTATCTTTTACCTGTTTCGGTCTCTCCGTCTAATTCACTTTTAGCCGTTGCTCTACTAGGTACTACGGAAGCTAAGCTTAGCATTTTATCTAAGGCCTCTTCCTGCTCGTAATCTACCGCTCTTTCGTCGAAAAGTTCCCAGCCCTGCTCTAATAGCTCCTCCTCCGTTTCGCCTAATCCTTCTAGGCTCTCTAATAACTCTTCGTCCGTTGGCTCTTCTTTACTAAGCTTTACTCCCGTTTCTTCTTCTCTAGCTTCGTCCGTAATAGCGTTATCTGTTTCGATAAACTCTAAAGGCTGAAGCGTTTTAAAATATAATTTAAGGCTAATCTCGTTAACCGATAGAATCTGATCTATAGCGTCTATAATTAAATCTTGATAAGGTCTAATCGTAACGTTCTGAAATAATAAAGAAGCCGTTCTAATTTCGTCTGCGTTATTACCTAGGCCGTTATTACCGTCTCTAATTCCTAAAAGTAAAGGAGAAGTAACTCTATGACCTACCATTAGTTTAGTAGAGCATTCGTTAGCTAAATATTCGTAATGAGCGGGAGCGTTATCTAAAGGTATATCGTCTATAGTAGTCTTTTGCTCTGCGCTATTATTAAAAGCTATAATAACTTTTTCTCCTCTAGAACCCGTAAGCTTATGCATTACGTCGTTTTTAATCTGTAGCTGCTTTTCTCTATCTGGAATACCCGCGTTAAAGTTTACTACTTTAGTCCCCGAAAAACCGTTTTGTACATCGTTAATTAGGTAATCCGCTACTTCGCTCTCAAGCTCGGCGTAGGCTAGTGATCCCGCGTAATCGACGGGGCAGTAATAATCGTAACCCGAAACGTATTTTTTAATTATTTTAATCTCTGGCTCTATTCCGTTACCCATACCAAAAGCTGCTATTCTTTCGGGTTTATCGGTATTTTTAACTTTAGACCAATTAGGAGAATAGTAATAAGCTTCTATATCTCCGTCTTTATTATACTTTTCGGATCTTAAGGTCTGTCTCGGAAAATGCTCCGCTTTATAAACCTTTCCGTCCTTATATAATACTTGAAAAGAAGCCTCTCCTAAGAGTTTTAAGTCTAAGGCTACCTTCTTAAGGCATTCGTTCTTAAAGATCGATCTAAGGGCAGCGTATTCGTCCGTCTTAGTAGAACTATCTAAAGCGTCTAAGCCTTTACCGTAAATTAAATTACTTATTCCGTTTATAATAGCGTTATTAGTAGTACTATTAGTATAAAGGTCTATTAGGTATTGATAATAGTTATTATCCGAGCCGTAAGCGACCCAGTCCTTTTTTTTATCTTCTTGAACCTTAGGCCTATTATAAGAAGAAAGGTTTACTATATGTAAGTTATCCATTATATTAATATAAATTCGTTATCGTCGCTATTTACTATATAAGCGTTATTATTTATAGAATAAGTACTTACTGTTTGGTTAGTACAAAATATTTTATCTCTAAATATTACTTCGCTACTAGCGGTAATCTCTATAGTATAGTAAGTATCTTCTTTTAGAGTAAATATATCGCTATGCTCGTAGTAATAATCTACTTCCGTAAAAGAAGTTGCCGTAGAAGCGTATACTTCTTTATTAGTCGTCTCGTTAGTTATCTTAATAGTATAAGTTATTCCCGACGTATAGGATCTAGGAATAAAACTAAACGTTTGACTACTCGCTGACTCTTCTAATATTATCATACTTATATAATAAAAAAAAGTCTAATTTGTTATAATAAAAAAAGGGTAACTATATAGCTACCCCCTTTTAAATCAAATAAAAACTCGGTTTAAGAGTTCGTCCCTTCCGTAATCGTAATCGTTCCGCTTAATCCTGCGAAATCAGTTACAGAGAACGGATAGTCAGCGTCTATCGTATCCGAAGCCATAAAGTTAGCTGGTTCTCTTTCTTGAGCCGTTAACGTAAGAGTATATCCGCTAAGGTCACCCATCGATGCTCCGCTTACTATCGTACCTCCAGAAACGTCCGCCCCATGCTCTAGACCCATCATAAAAACGTTACCGTTATAATCTTCCACCGCTACGTGTGGTCTTCCGTAAGCCAGTAATTTTAACTCTTTATTATCTTCCTTAGAAAGTTTTTTAAGAGTAAGGTTTAAAGTCTGCTCGTAGAATACCGTACCGTTTTCTCTCGAAGCCGTTACCGTTTGCTCAAAGCTACTATTACCTTTTAATTCATATTTAAAAGCCGTAAGGTTATTAGAACTATCTCCCGTAAGGTTAGTAATTTCGTCGTCTGTTTTAGTTACCGTTCCTAGATCTCCAAAATCTACGAAGTAAATATTTTTCAGACCACCGACTACGTCCTTACATGGTTCCTTACGTCCTCTTGTTAACTCGCATGCCATATCTTTTCTGTATTAAAAAAGGGTAGGCAGGCTCTTTGGCTTACCTACCCCTTTAAGTTAGTTGATTATTATTTATTATGGGTTATTAGCTGTATTAGCAATACCATAAGTTACGATATCTTCAACGATACCATACTGTACGCCTGCAGTAAATCTCATTACTACTCTTACGTTGTCAGAACCATCAAGGTCGCTCATATCTAAAACCTTCACCTCGTTATGGTCTGCAAGCAAACCAGTACCGAAGAATAAGTTAGATTTCTCTGCTGCGATAGCATCATTATCAGCAAGACCGTTAGCTACGAATAATTTAACACCGTCGAAACTAAGAGATCCGTTATTCCACCATTGAGTACCCATAGCGTTAGTACCCGCTGCACCTAAGCCTGATGCACCGAATCCACCTAAAGCTCTTACATAAGCTCTTGCGATATTTTGAGATACATAAATATACAAATCCTCACTTCCGTAAAGAGTAGAAGGAATAGCATCTACGATTTTACCTAACTCTGTAATTACGTTAGAAGCAGTTACGGTAGTACCCGCAATTTCGTTTGCAACGGGTAAAGTAGCATCGGCTCCTAATAAAGTAGATAACCCATTAAACTGTCCTGATGTAGCAGTATTTCCTGCCCAAATAGAGTTTTCTGTTCTTTGAGCTACTTTAGCAGCTACGTGAGAAATTAAGAAATCACTAAAAGAAGGAGGTAAATCGTGATGCGCCGAATAGCCCATCTGAATCGCTTCCCAATCAGAGATAAAGTCTTTCTTACATAATTGTAAGTTGACCTGCTGGAATTCTGGTTGAAGAACTCTCTCAGTAAGGGTAATTGTAGAAGTTGCGTCGAAGTCGCATGAAGCGTCTTTTACGATATCATTTGTAGATACCTTCTTAATTACCTCTTTAAATTTAACATTAGGCTTGACCGTAATCCCGCCATTTTCGATAGTAGATCCGCTAAGTAAAGCTGCGCTGATATATTGACCAGCTGACTCACCCGCGTATGTACTCGTAATTGAAGTTGTTGTTGCCATTTTATTTAATTATTAATTTTTGATATTTTACTTAATACTCTATCGTAAGTAGTCGTAGCTCTTTTTTGAGCAAATAGATTTAAATTACGATCTACTTCTTTTTCGGGGTTATGCTTAACCTTAGGAATCTCGGAAAGCTCTTCTTTAATTTCTTCTTTCACTTCTTCCTCTTTAATTTCTTCGCTAAGTTCTTCCTTAGGCTCTTCAGAAACTTCTTCGCTCATTTCTTCCTTACTTTCGATTATAGCCTTAATCTCTTCGATCATAGACTTAACCTCAGCAAGTTCTTCTTTAGTAGCGTATCCCATTTCTTCTTTATCTTCTTCGAGTTCTGTTTCCTCGTTAAGACTTTCCTCGCTAGGTTCCTCTTCCTCTTGAGCTGCGCCAATAGAGTCAATGATTCCTTCTTCTTTGACCATTAAGACGTTCCCGTCCTCTAGAGTATAGTCCCCTACGGGTAATGCTACTTTTTCGTCCTCTGTAACGATAAAGACCTCTTCTCCCGCAGCGAAAGACTCTGCTTCGATAATAGTCCCGTTTTCTAAAGTAGCCGTCGCTAGTTTAACTTCTTCCGTTTCGATAGAAAGAAGCTCTTTTGCTTTTTTAAGTACTTCGGTTGCTTTCATATAGTTATAATAAATTAATAAACATTCTGTTAGATTTTTAAGCCTTTTTCTGTATAATAAACCACTCGCTTCCGTCTGACCATATCGCTATTCCCTCGTATTCTTTATTAATTTCGTAAGCTGAGGTACTACCGTCTAGATTTTGCTCACTAGCTGGGGTTAAGTCTACTCTAGTTGCTGAAGAAAAAGTACTATCGGTAATAAATCTTAAAACCCTATTAGTAGAATTAGAAGAAGTAGCATCTGGTAAGGTATAAGTAGCCGTACCCGTTGCACCGCTCCAAGTAAGCTTAACCATCATAGCATTTTGGTAAGCAGAATCTCCTAAGTCTACCGTTTCTCCTGCCGTAACCGTTTTAGATACCGTAATAATATGATTAGTAATATCGTTTATAGTAGTTTTCTTAGTCGTACTACTTTGTACTAAAGGTACTATTTCCGTTCCCGTTAAGGTTGTAGCGTCCGTTAGTTCGCTTATTTTTTTATCTGCCATTATTGATATAGTTTACTCTCGTTTTCTTGTATAAATTTTTCTCCTTCTTCCGTATATAGGAAAAATAGATATCTAGTTATATTACCTATTCCTTGAGCTTGAAAAGAACCGTCGCAGCATTTTCTAGAATAAGTACCGTCTTTACAGAGACAACCTCTTCTATCGTCTTTAGGACTCGGAGCTTTTTCGTTATAATCTCTCATTAAATTAAGTCTAAAGATTTAAGTTTAGATTCGGCCCAAGACTTAGCGGTCTTACCTCCCCAAAGTAGATAGCTTATCGTACCGCATGCTTCGTTATCCGAAGGATCGTAATACTCTTCCGCTCTAGATAGATAACTATACATTCTTTTTATAGTCTCTACGCTAATAGGTTTACCTTGAGCTAATTGTTGCGCTCTAATCTTACCAACGGGTGTAGCGCATTTATTATTTACTTTCTCGTTTAGCTCTATACCTCTTTTAGCGTTATTTTTTACACTATCGGGGTAGTCTCTATAGGATTCCATTTCTATAGTCTTACCGTCTTTAAATCTTTTATCCTTTTTAATTATACCTTTTATCTCGCTTAATAAGTATTCCGCTTCTTCTTCTTCCCAATCGCTTAATTTATTAGGTTCGTTAGGTCTTTCTAATCGATCCGCGAAATACCCTTCTATAGAGAATCCTTTTACTTTACCCGTTTTAACGTAATTTTCCCAAACGTCGTCGTTTAGTACTTTCATAGAGAGCATCCAGGTACCTACGGGCATATCCATACCGTAAGCTGCGCTTTTATCTTTTTTAGAATCTTCGACTAACCAAGACTCTACGGCTACTAAACCGCTTAAAGCTTTTCCGTGTTCTAAAGTAGATTTATTATA